TTAATTATCCATTTTCTTTTTAAGTGCCTGAATAATCTCATCCACAGTTATATTGCCATTATCGTTGAGAAATTTTAGCATGCTATCTACATTTGTATTGTTCAAATCGCCTAATGTAATGTACTTTCCCGTTAAACTGACAATCATCGTAGCTTGTCTAAACAATTGAACAGCATCTACTCTTAACTTACCAGTTAAAAGAAGAGCAGCCACAATAAGCTCTAAATTATTGCCATTCATGCAATGTAAAATGGATGAATTATTGGTTGATTGTTTCTTTTTAGCATTATTGGTTGACTGTTTCTTTTTTTTATTATTGGATGAATAATTGGTTGGCTGCTTCTTTTTTTTATTATCTGATGAATTATCGGTTGGCTGTTTCCTTTTTTCATTATCTAATGAATTGTTGGCTGACTGTTTCCTTTTTTCATTATCTAATGAATTGTTGGTTGGCTGCTTTCTTTTTTCATTATCTGATGAATTGTTGGTTGGCTGCTTTCTTTTTTCATTATCTGATGAGTTGTTGGCTGACTGTTTCTTTTTAGCATTATTCGATGAATTTTGTGCTAACATATTATTTTTTTGAAAGGAATCCATTTATTCTTCCTCCCACCAAACATAGTAATTGCTCATACATATCGGTGTGAGGTGAGACTGTAAAATACAATTTCGCAAGTTTCACCCTTAGTACAAAACAAATAGAGTGCACACACTGACTTATAACCCATCATATTCAAAGAACGGATTTATTGTGCTTGGTAAAAATTTTTTGCGATTAAACTACTCGTTAGCTGAATAACAAATCACATTCTTTAACAGAACCTATTTTTGGGGGAATGGGAACGAGCAACCCTTTTCATTCTTGGTAATAATGTACATAACAAATTTGCATTCACACTATTTGTGTTTAGTTAGAGTACCTATGCTCTTTCCGATTGTATATTGAGTCACTATGTTGGCTAAATAAGAAAAAGACGAGTCAATACCCTTGGTCGATAGTAGCTCATATGGAATGCAAATGTGGTTACAATTGGACTACTTATATTCGAGATGATTCACGTTGTACGCCTTTAGATTTCTAGGAAGATGATGAAGAGTGGTTGATCAGATAAGCTTCACCAGCCTTACCAAACACCAAATGCACGACATGATACTGCATCACAGTCAAATCTGGAAAAGGTAAACCGAACATTATCGCTGTTATGGATAGGTTTAACTTCAAAAGGAGTGCTGTTTAGCTATAATTTTCTAATAATTTAGCAGATAAGCTACACAGCACAATATGATAAAACGATTTTTTACATGATAGATTACTCCTTTTGATAGAGCATATTTCTAGTGTCTTACCATATTTTGTATTATTTCTGAATTCTGCCAACAACACATTCGATCCTCCATAGGATCGAGTGGTCTCACCAAGGATGTGGTGGTCCGGAAGGATTGTTTACGGGTGGTATCGTTGGTGGATGAGGATTGAGTGGGGGGAGTGGTACAGGGGTTGGTGGGTGAGGATCGAGGTTGTGTGGTGGCCAAGGGGTTGGTGGGTGAGGGACTTCATTCGTTGGCGGGAAATGCGGATCTGGTAAGTTACAATCCGGTGGACACTCAGAATTAGATTTGGGATTTTTATCTGTTGTCAATTGAACTACCTCCTTTAATTTTTTTTAGTATCTGGTGATTGAAAGGAATTTATACCAATTGGTTTGAGGGGAAAGAGGAATGAAATTAAAATGGTCAAACGGAGTTGAGTGGGGAGAAAATACTCTGCCCCATGACAGGGCAAAACGAGATGACCTACTGGAAGAAAGAGACTCATTGCTATGACATATGAAACAGTGCCAATTGTCGATGATGATGGCGCTATATTCTAGTACCGATTTGATCAGGATGAATGATGTTGGCACGAAGATATGTATATCCTCGATTCGTATGAACAGGGCATGTTTTTTTGGATAGGAGGAAGCACAATGACCAAACAGCAGATCATTGAAACAGTGTAAGGGGCATCGTTATCCCCTTACACCCCACAAAAACTAATCTCTTCGAATGATCAAATATAATAGCAAACCAATGATAGGAAAAGCCAATACAACTATTAATGCAATGAGTGAGAATTCCTTACTATTACCTCTACTTCTTGAATCACGATAGGCCCAGATACTAAAGAAAATATTTAAGAAAATGGGCAGCAATGCAAAAAAAACTATGTATAATTTCGCCCATGTCAATCAAGGATATCACCTGCTTTTTAAGTTTGTGAGACATTTCGATTATATAAAAAAATAGGTAAATTGTGTAACTTTTTTCACTAGGATAATTACTCAACATATGATTTGTTAAAAATTGCATGGTTTAAGGAAAGGCCGGTCAGGAAGTAGGTGAGAATATTTTCTCTGAAAAAGCTTAGAACTGTAGAAAAAACAAGAGACTGAGCTTGATGTCACTTCTTGCTTTGCATGAACTTGGTTTACGCCAAACAAAAGAGGGACCAACATTATTGCTGTCATTACTGCTTTACTTTTGTTATAGAACCACAACCTTCCTTAAGTAGTATGTTACGTGCTTGATTATAAACATCATTTTATTTACTTAAAATAACAATTATGGAAAAATAAATAACTCAAATGTTTTGTCGATGACTTTAAGTATGTTTAACGCTGTAAGGTGGGCTTTTTTGCTGACAAAATATGATAAAAGGCGTGAAGTAAGGCAATTTCAATTTATTTAGTACGTGACTTATTACAACATTCAGGATTTTTTGAGGGGCGTTATGGCTACTTAAACTTGGCTGGTAACTTTGATGGTCAGGGTATCTCTTTTGGAATTATTCAATTTAACTTTGAACAGAAAACTCTTCAACCAGTTTTAAAACAATATATTTCATACCATGAAAAAGAATTCTATTCTATTTTCGGAAAAGAAAAAGGAGATATTCTTAAAAAAGTAGTTTTTGAGTACGGTTTTAGACAACAAGTTCAATGGGGAGCGAGTATTTCCAATCGTGGAGTAGTAATAAAGGAATGGGAGAAGCCTTTCATGGAGATGGGAAGGAGTAGAAATAAACAAAAAGTGCCAGGAAGATGTGGCGATGGATTTTGTTAATCGAGCGGAAGGTTTTTGTGATTCATTTGGTATTATTTCAACACAAGGTCTTGCTTTTGTTTTTGATCACGTAATTCAAAGTTGGAGTTTTAATAATATGCAACGAATTTTGCGTGAAATTCGAGAAAAAGAAGACGAGTATCGTAAAGCGCATGATAATAGGTCTATGCCAGATGAAGATCGCTTGAGTATTATTTTAGATTTTATTCCAGATGATGCAGCTCACCAATTTAAAAGACGATCCCTAATCAAACAAGGCTACGGATATTATGGAGATAAGCATTATGATATCAGTGATTTTGGATATGGGTCATTAAATTACAGTAGTTCATTTTAAAAAATGAGAATGGGGGAATAATCCCCCGTTTTTTATTTTAAAAGTTTGGTAAAATCCGGTTCCTGCTTCATCTCTAAGGTTTTCTTAATTTTGAAAGAGGATAGATCAACAATATAGACAGTGTATGTTTTATATACCTTGTCACTATTATGGAAGTCTACATAATGAATAGTAATATAGGAAAGAGCTAAAGATTTTTTATCTGATGAAAATTGATAATCTGCAAAAAGGAATTTTTCATTAATGGGTAGTGTTGTGATTTTTTCATTCTCTTTTTTTAGTAAAAGAGAGTCACAAAGCTTAACACCACATTGATATTTTAGGAGTAAATAGGTTGCATCCTTATTTTCTGAGAGGATCATACCACGTGTAGCAACACCCAGTTCAGCTTTTTTTTGTTTTTCATCTTCTAGTTCTGAGTAAATCTCATTAAATTCTGGTATAGATTTGATTGGGACTTTTATGTTCTTTGTCTTATCATTATAGTCTTCAAAAGTAACATTATCTAAATCTTGTATGGATAAATATTCAGGAGGTGCACCTGTTCCAAAGGTAGGTTCTTCTATAGATGGAGAAGCTGCATAGAATTGAAGAACACCTAAAAGAATAAGCGTAAATAACCCAACTGATCTTACTTTCATATAGGACCAAGCCTCCATATATACCAATTTTTACAAGTATAACATGATAAAGGGTAAATATCCTTAGGTATGTGAAGAACTTTGAAGCTTATTCGTTTTCGGATAGGCTTTTTGTCATGCAAAAGCCACCTATAAGTAGAAGGGTAAAACGGCTACCTTATAAATCGGGTGGATTTTTCTATTCATGCTTAACAAATATTTTAGCCTTTTGTACTTTAACTGGGACGAAAGGTTGTGGAAGATTTGGATTTTAGTGTAAACATGTGGCCAGTGTTCGGGATGCTTGTTAAAGTGATATTATGCTTGGCTATACCAGGTTTTATAGCAGCTATTCTAACCTCACGGTTTCCTGATAACATTGGCAGGATCGCTATAAGAATAAGCATCTTGGGCGGTATGTACATTTGTTTTAAGTATGTCATATAAGGAAGAAGTCACTCTTGATGAGTGGCTCTTTTTTGTCATGCAAAAGCAACCTATATGTAGAAGGGTAAAACGATGGGAGGTCTAAATTGAAAAGTGTTTCTTTAAGTGATAAAGAAATTGAATTAATCATTAGCGCTCTTGACTATCAAAACTATGAATTTGCAACCTATGAGGATGATTCAGGTCATTACGATCTTAAATTAAAGCTAGAGCAAAGACTTAATCAAACAAAGTGGCCTACCTATTATCCATCAAATGTTGTAGATTGATGCATGAAAGATATAAAAAATTAAAATATATTAAAAAATATCAATGTATTGAAAAATATTGTAAAAAAGTATATATTTGGTATGTTTGCGTATAAAATACTTGGAGGTGCTTTAATTGAAAAAAGTAATTTTTAGTCTTTTAACATTAGCTCTAGTTACAAGTATTTCCTCATCCGCATTGGCTACAGAGAAAATTGAAGCAACAGAAATAGTAGAAGCAACAGAAGCGACAGAAGTAAATACGTTGGCAGCGATATTCTATGATCGTGAACCAAATGATGACTTTGAACAAGCCAATGCATATATGATAGGTGGGCAAATAAATGGGGAATTGCCTCAGTTTAAGGATAGAGAAGACTGGTATACATTTACCCCTACACGCTCGGGTAAAGTTAGTTTAGTCTTTGCTTATAGTAAAGGGTATATGAATATTTTAAAATTACGTGTATCTACATGGAACGAACCGAAAACGCCTATAGTTCAAACAGAAACCCTAGGAGAGGTTTTACGATTTGATGTTGTAGAAGGAAAACAATATTATATAAAAGTGTATCCTTATGAAAGAAACTCGGATTTTAAACATGATTACAATGTATACACAGAGTATATAAATTAAACTCAATAAACGAACAGGGCTACTCGATAACCGGGTAGCTTTTTTTCATGAATAGAAGGGGTGATCAATGTGGCGAGTATAACTGTGGATAGAGGTGCTGATGTTAATGGGTTCATAAAAGCAATTGAAGATAGACTGAACAAGGAAATCAAGAAGTCCGAATGTGAATTTGAGCAGAAGAGCAAAGAAATGCAGGAACGAATGAATCGAGTTGGGAACCTAGACTAATTGGCAAGCGTTAAATATTTCTAAATTTATTCAATGGGAGGAATTATCTTGAATCAACAAATTGAAAATACTTTTAAGTATCATTCACCGAAAGAAGGGCAGCCAGAAAAATATACATCGTTACGTGAGAATGCAGTGGCGGAAACATGCTTTTGAAAGACATTGCGGAACAACTTGGGGTAAGTGATTCACAAATACGTAAGTGGAAAAATCAAGACCAATGGGAAGCTAAACTCAATTGTAACGTTACCAAACGAGTAGGCGCGCCAGAGGGAAATAAAAACGCCGTAGGCATCTTCTCTTGATATGCTGTGGGAAAACATCATGATTCAGTACACGGCTATCATACGGGCCCAAAGGATAATGTTCGTAGAGGACAAAGAAGAAATGATTAAGGAAATCAAGAAAAGGAAGTATGAAATTGTAGACACCAGTACGAAGGAAAAAGCATCCTTCGAGCAGGTCGTTACAGAGGAAGAGTATGAATTTCAATTTTCTTGGGATCGTGATGCTACATTTCTAAATGCCCAATCACGGGCTATGGCAACTCTCCAAAGCTTAATCAAACGCTATGAGGATATGCTCAATAGTCATCTAGCTACTGAGGAACAACGTTTACGTATAGAGAAGTTAAAGATAGAGGTTAAAGAATTGAATGGTGAAAACGATAGTGATGCACATCACAGAATAGTGGATACGAATCAGCTCTAAACGCTCAAGTATCAGAGATTTTTGTTGACGAGGTAGAAGCTGATGAAAAAGCGTAAACGTACAACGTCGTTTAAGTTCCAACCGTTCAGTCTTAAGCAAAAGAAACTATTAGCTTGGTGGACAGATGGGAGTCCCTACAAAGATTACGATATGGTCATAGCAGAAGGGGCTATTCGTTCAGGGAAGACCATATCCATGATTGATTCTTTCATTACATGGTCATTAGCGAAGCATAGGCACCAGAACTTTATCGTTGCTGGTAAATCCATGGGCCTTCTGCCTTCCATGTTTACGAGAATCGTAATAATACTCACGAATCACATAAAAATCGGTAGCTTTCTGACCAATTAATAAAAAAGCCGTTGGATTATTGATACCATAATCCCCACCAGCAAAAATACGATCAAATGTATCAGGAAGTGTTTTTATGACATGGAGCTTTTCGTCAAACATGTCATAAACAAGTCCTTCTGCCATCACCCATAGTCCTAAGATATATCGTTTAAAGAAGACGCCACTAAACATGCGCCGAAATCTTTCTTTTACTTTTTCAGACAAACTCATGCTGTCATCTATCGTGAAATGTAGGACCAGGATTCTTTTTTCTTTTGCTTTATCAATGAAATCAGTTTTAAACCAATGGTACGGTCCAGCAGGGTTACAGTTAAAGAAAACTTTTGCACTATTCCCATTGGTTTCAGCAGAACAACGGCCTGCCTTTCGCCGTCAGAATCTGAAACATTGGTTCCAACACGTTTCTCACGGTTTCTAAATAGGTAGAAGACTTCCAAAGCTTTATAGGGAATGACCAACCAGAAAATTTATTCCTATATCCTTCTGCAGCTGCTCTCATTTTAGAGTTGAGAGAAAAGGGAATTAAATATGTAAGAGGTGCAGATAACACGGTAATAGACGGCATTCAGCTAGTGAGCAACTTGCTCTCTAACAACGGGGCCGTCTTTTTGCTGGGTAATGAAGAGTATGGTCAACCGCGTTAGGCAGGTAATACTCCTGAAATACTTGCTAGTAGAAAGGCAGAAGAATTGATTCTTGGTATTTCGAGAATGGTCGCATGCTGTCTTTGGTACTTTCCGTAGTAAATGGTCAATTAACGGAGGGATATATAGAAGCCCTATCCCAAGCAAGAGGAGCAAAATCACAAGGTGGAATCCTATATCTGGAGGTTGAGGGATTCGAAAAGGGTTTAACAGGTGATGAAAAAGAGAAGGTGCAAATTAAGCTAGATAAGTTAAATGAGCTGCTTCAAACTGATGCACTATTCACCGATTATGTGAAAGACAAACGCAAAGAAATACGATCATCCTTTCGACTACCGCCTATTTTGACGGGGGAATCGGACACCCGAACCTACACCTATTACTATCGGTATGCTGTAAATATCGAGTATTCCGATAACTTTAATCCGAATATAGTACTCACGTCTCCTCTCAGCAACCAAATGCTTACGGAAAATGCAACGTTAAGCATTCAAGGAACTGCATCCGACATCGACAAGGATAACGTAGTTACAGTAAAGTACCAAGTTAATAAAGGAACGGCAAGGGCGTTGCAATCGGGGGTATCCAACGGTAGCACGCCTATTTCATTTGCCAAAACCTTAACATTCCGAGCCAAGCGTCTCTATGACGGTACAACCGATATAACAGGATCTGACCTAGCCCAAGACACCGATTACACCCTAACTGTTTGGGCGGAAGATGACCAAGGTGGCAAATCAACTGAGATTACTCGCAAGTTCCGAGTCGTCCATAACCGACCACCCGTTATCAGCGGACAAAATGAAGACCTTGGCACACTCAGTTCTGTTCCTATGAAGAAATACACGGTCACAGAGCCAGAGGGTGACACGTTTACCATCACGGAGAAAATCAATGGTAAGGCAATCCGCACATTCGCTGGAACTGACAAAATGGAAAATACTTTGACTATCCCACTGGACATGTGGCTGCGGCTCTCTTTAACAGAAGTCCACACGTTAACGATCGAGGCAACCGATAGTAAAGGCTTGAAATCGACTAGGACGTTTACTTTCCGTCGATCAGCCGACAAGATAGCATTCTCTTTAAAAAAACCTTTTGATACCACTATCGCTGCTAAACGTATTCTGATAACGATTGATGCAACAGTTCCTCCTGGTGCAGATTATAAAGTCGAGGTGTGTAACAATGCGTTTGACGAGTCGCCTACGTGGGAAGACGCAACTAACCATGTAAAATTCAACCGTGGCTTTATTTTCACCAACAAGGAAAAAACAGCAGAAAAATGGGGCGTTAGTGTACGATTTGTTTTTGTTAAAGGAGTTGCAACTGAGTCTGTGATTGTAAGAGGATTCGGAGGTGCATTCGATTGATTTTAATAAAACCTATGGATTTGGGCGAAATGGAGCAAGAGCGTGAGAAAGGCAAAATCTCGCCAGAGTTAATAGAAGCCTATGAAGCTATTGCTCAGTTACAAGAGATGGTAACTAGAATGGAAGCCAAAATAAAAACACTAGAAGGAGAGAAGTAGAAATGGTTAAAGCGTATATGATTCCTGTGTACAGCCTATTGGTAAAAGTCGGTCGCAGAGAAATTGAATCTTTATCGAAAGTTTATAGGGTTCCCGTAGCTGAATATTTAGCTGAACAAACTGAATCATAAAACGCCTTTTCCGATCTGGAGAGGCGTTTTTTCGTGGGGAGCTGATAGCTCCCTTTTCATTTTTACTCCAAAGGGGGTGATGAGGAGAGGGAAAGCATAGAGCAACCACTTTTTAACGCTTTATTATCACAAGGGCTATTCGCTGGTTTGTTTGTATGGTTGTTGTTTTCTACAAAAAAAGAGGGACGAGACCGCGAGACTAGATTGGTTGAACAAGCCCAGAAACGTGAAGCCAAGCTCATGGAGCATAACGAACGAATGGTAATCCAATTAGAGCGTAATACCACTACATTGCAACAGATCGAACGCAGTCTAAACGGCTTAGAAAACGAATTACAAGAACTAAAAGAAAAGGTGGGCTAATGATGATAGAAATTGGTTTAGTTATTGCAGTCGTAATGGCGTCAGGAGCATGGTTGAAAACGCGGAGTTGGTTTCCAAATGATTACATTCCTCTTGCTATTGTTGTGATGGCAGTAACCTATAATGCAATAAACGCTTTATTGTTCGGGGGAGATTTATTGGAAGCTGGCAAGATGGCTTTTATTGAGGCAACGGCTGCTATCGGGATTCATTCAGGCGTGAAAAATTCGTTTCAGAAGGGAGATGTGGAGCAATGAAACCACAAGACTTTATAGATAAAATTGCAGCAAGTGCAGTAGCTGACATGAAGAAAACAAAGATACCTGCGTCTCTTACCATTGCTCAAGCAATCCTTGAATCAGCATGGGGAGAAAGTGGGCTAACTAAGCGAGGAAACAACTTATTCGGTATAAAAGGTACAGGTCCAGCAGGCGTTTGCGCTATGCCTACAAAGGAAAATTACAACGGTAAATGGACAACCATTACAGCTAATTTCAGAGTTTACAACAATTGGGGAGAGTCTATTGCAGACCATTCAAAGCTAATCTTAAACGGCACAAGAAACAAGACTACGCGCTACCATGGCGTGCTAGGTGTTGATTATAAAACTGCTTGCCATGCTATCCACAAGGGCGGATATGCCACTGATCCGGGTTATCCAGGTAAGCTTATTGTCTTGATTGAAAAATACGGTCTAGCTAAATATGACAAGGAGGAAACAACAGTGAAACCAGAAGTAGCAAACGAAATTATTAGCCATTTACAAGGGCAATGGGCTTTCTATAATCAAATGGAGATGAAGGATGAAGCTATTAGAATCGGGCAATTGGCAGATGAACTAAGGGTTGCTAGTGGGCAAGCACCTAAAAATAATTAGTCAATAAAAGTGCCAGCTTTTAACTGGCACTTTTTCTTTTTGTTAAAGTTAATATATTACACGGATTGAATAGATCGTTCTGAATAATATCTAATAAGCCCAATACTTACATTTATTTTAGGGGAATTAGCCAATTAAGAACTCCAATAGCCATAAATAATACAATAAACAGTACTAAAATTGATTTGAATTTCAATGGTATACACCTCCAAAAATTCCAATTATTACTTGTATTTTCTATATTTATAATATATCATATTATTCGTATTGGTGAAATTTACATAATAAAAAAGAGGGGTAGAAAAATGAAAAAAACAAAATCGTTTTCTAAAATTATTCTTGGGACAGCATTGTTATGCTTAACAGGAACAAATGCAATGGCGGCGGAGCAGATTAATAGTGGTACTACCCAAGAAAAAGGGGAAATTCAACAAAACAATAATCTCATCAAAGAATTTGTGGAAGAATTTAACCAACATTCTGATGAATTAATAGTTACACCTGAAAATCCCTATAAAGAAATAAAACTAAGTAACGGCTATACGCTCTTTGCTGAATTAAAACCAGGACAACAGACTAATACGACAAATAAGGGAATTACAGCTCAAGCAACACAAAAACGTGAATTTACAAGTACACATGGCTATAAGAATCTAGTTGGTATGGTAGTATTACAATTGGAAACTACTACTAAATGGACTTTTGATTACGATAAGGTTTTGAGTGGTAGTACCTCTGTTATTGCAGAACCTAAAGGGCTAGGTTGGTCACTTAGATCAAAAACAGTAGACTCTCCATTTTACGGTGAAGACAATAGGTATTGGGAATGGACTGCAAGTGGAGTTTTTGCTTACAATGTTGTTGGCGTAGAATTTGACACCATTGAATTAATTACACACCACAGAGCAAAGTATGATGGGACTTATTCGTGGAAATACGAAGTTGTAGATTAAGAATAGTTGAATCCACACATTATGTTTAAAACACTCGAATTAAAAATCGAGTGTTTTTTTGTTGAAACTTCATCTTATTACAAACCATTCAATGAAATGAATAGGTATTGCGTCAGGCTAAAGTACCATTTCTAACCATTGCGTAATCTCCTCATTATCTAATAAAACAAGAACGCATATTCGTGTTTTTAGGGAGATGTTTTGATGGCTAGCAAAATTCTTGATCCACTTGTAAAGAAATTTTAACCTCCTTAATCGGGAGGGTTTTCATTCTTTTCTTGACAATCATATCTGCAACCATTTTGCTTATTTTCATGAAATTTTGCAACCAAACATTAGCTATTTAAACAACTTCTTAAATACCTTTAAAACATGAGAACCCCTTCCGTATGAAGGAAGGGGTATCTTATTATCTACTGTATTCTTGAACTTCAAAGCTTTCAATATGACTGTAGCTAATAAAGTCTTTTCTAGAATTGAAAGGTCCAATGTTGTATTTCTTATTAACGATGTATGCTTCTCTACCGTTTCCTTTTGCTCTATCTTCATACCATCCGGTAAAGTTTCTGATTTCTTCATTTGTCATTTCATATTCTTTGATTAAACCACTATCCATGTAAATAACTAAGAGGGCGTTTCCAGTTGGATTAGGATTAGGGTTCGGATCTGGCTTAGGATCGGGATTTGGATTAGGGTCTGGATCTGGAGTCGGGTCTGGATTAATTAGATCAGAAAGATTTAATTCTACTACATCAGAAGTAGGACCTGTTGTATGGTTTCCAGAGTGGTATGTACCTCCAATGACATATAGTTTACCATTTACAATACCATAAGCACAGCCACCTCTATTTAATTGAGCAACATTGATTGTTTCTAATTTTTTTGTATTCAAATTATAATAAGATAATGTATCTGCAGTAGTAAAGATAATCCTTTCATCAAAATTTAATGCACTCTCAATCGCTCCGATATCTAATGAGAATTCATCCACTTGCGTCCAAGTATCTTGTATATGATCATAAAGATAAATAGTAATTTTATGTGCATCAAAATCATTGTGGATCACGTATATTGAGTTGTTTTTAATGAATGATACAGAGTATCCTTTAAAAGGCATCGGTTTTTTAGAAACCCAAGAGTTCGTTTCAGGATTAAATGAGTATACCAAATTAGTGTATTCAACGTTTCTTTCTATTCCACCAAAAGTATAGATAGTATTATCTAAAGAAACAGCATTAATAGTTCGAAGAGATGTTGGCATTGACTGTGCTGATGTCCAGTTGTTTGAAACAGGATCGAACACTTCAACAATGTTAGTCGGACCAGAACTACTGTCTCCCCCGATGGCATAAAATTTCCCTTTGTTTTCTACAAATCCCATACCGCCTCTAGCATGAGAAGAGCTAGGTAACGTCTCCCACTCATCATTTGCCGAGTCATACATTACAAGAGTAGAGAAGGAACCATGACCACTAGTTCCCCCATATACATAAATCTTATCATCGTATACTATGCCACCAACGTTGTATCTAGCTGTGGGCATTGGTGCTTTTTTAACCCATTCCATTTCTTCTGCTGCAAACGAATACGTCTGAAAACTAAACAAGGTCATGATCATCGCTAAAGCGAATAATCCTATTTTCTTTAGGTTCATTTGTTTAACACTAATACTCTATCTGTGTAGAAAGAGAAAAGTGCTTACCTCCTTTATGTAAGAATAACGAATAAAAAGCTTTGTAAGAATATTAGCTATGTCGGCCGACACATTTGCATTATACGAGATTAAATTTCATAAAACAAAACATAAATTGAAAAATATGTAATTAATTATGGTGCATTTTGTATATTTTTAAAAAAATATTTTCTTTTTTAATTTAGATAGTCAAAAATTGTTCGTTGCTTAATCTCCTCACCATCTAATAAAATAAGAACGCGTATTCGTGTTTTAGAGGAGATGTTTTGATGGCTAGTAAAATTCTTGACCCACTTGTAACGAAATTTATTTTGCCAGAACATGCAGAAATGTTACGTCGGTATCACGAGGATAAGAAACTGATTGAGAAGCCGATCATTGAAAAGGATGAGCTAGCCGAGTTTTGCTATAGGATATCTGACTCACGTCAGTATGACTATGCCCTTACAATTAGCTGGTGGAAAGAAACGAAAGAGGGCAGAGGCGTCATAGAATCCGCTTGGGGATGGGTAGATAAATTTGATTTAACGTTTAAACAAATCAAGCTAAAGAACGATGAGGATTTTTGGTGGATACCTGTAGAAGATGTGATTAGTGTAGAGGCCTAA